TGTTCGGTCTCGAACCCACATACATACCTGCAGCATCGGCTCGAAAGCTGTGCGGAGTGAAGTTGCAAAAGACCTCGGTGGCCGGCATGCCCCACAAGGAGCAGGTCTTCAAGCACATGTGTGAACACGATCTCTCTCACGTTCAGTGGCCTCTCACTCCGAAGTCCGGTGCCATCGTGGGCTGGTCGAGGGATGCAACGGATGCCTATGTGATCGCTCGTGCCGCAGGACTCACCAAAAAATAAATTTTTTTAACAGGCGGAATAATTACGAATATGAGAATCACGGTCGGACAACTAAGGCGTATCATCAGAGAAGTAGCAGAAGAGTCGGGTTCATCCTCGGGATCCTGGAAGTCGAGTCTCGAAAAAGTAGCAGAGCAATTAGAGAATGCCAAAGATGCTAACATGAGCGATCAAGTTGATGCATTAAATGCAGGCCACAAGGCCATGAAGGCCGCAATGGAGAGCTATGCTTCTGAAGTTGACTTGGATAAATTGAACGACATGAGAGAGCAAGCCCGAGGATTTATGTCCAGGTTAGACCGCATCATACAGAGCATACCTGAAAATCCTAAAGCGAGAAACGATGATCCTGTCAGGCTATACGCAGGACTGATAAGCGTTCAGAAACAGAGGCTCAAGAAGGTCTCTGCAGTAATAGAAAACTCCATCTTTACTGTCAACAACGTGCAGAAGCAAAACATGAAGGAGCTTGATGACCTTGTTAAAGCAATCGACGGAGACATAGGTAATGCGAAGGCAGGTCTCACAAGATCCAGAGACAAAGTTTGGAAATTTCTCAGATTCGCTCTTGGTGGACTCAACGAAGCTTACAAAAAATTAAAGGACAACGGCGAGCCCGTTGCAGCTGCCATGAAGAAGTGGCCCGAATACGAAGAGTTCTTCAGCATGATCGTAGAAGAAGCACCAACGTCGACTCGTGCGACACCTGAAACAGTCGAAGCATTTAAGGAGAAGCTTATGTCGCATCCTCTCTATAGACAGTCAAAATCAGTTGACGGATCTTTCGACGAGCCCAAGTGAACACTTGAACTCGGTCATGGTACTTTTGTACTGTGGCCGTTTTCAGTATCAGTGATAAACTTCTGTTCATCGAGTCCGTGTTCGGAAAAGGACACCTCTCGGGCAACGGGAAAAATTTTGACATCAGATGTCCCATCTGTGCGTCTTCAGATGTCACGAAGAAGAAACTTTCTATCAGAACCGATGATGATAGGCTTCACTGTTGGGTGTGTGGATTCAAGGCGAGGAACCTCGTTCCCCTCATTCGTAAGTACGGTACGCCTGGGCAACTGGCGAAGTACAAGGAGGTCCTCGGAATCGCTGATGGTGGCACAGGTGAACTGGTCACTGGTGAAAAGGTGGAGGAACAACGTCTCGAACTTCCCAGGGACTTCTGCCTCCTGCCCCTGGCAAATCAGAACGATCCTGACGTGAAGGCGATGTGGAGGTACCTCTTCGGCCGCGGCCTAACAGAACGTGATGCGTGGTACTTCAAGTTTGGTATCTCCAACGAACCTCGGTGGAAGCGGCGAGTGATCATGCCCTCCTTCAACTTCAAAGGTGAGCTCAACTACTTCACGGCCCGTGCGATCGATAAGGACCGGCGGCCCAAGTACGATAACCCCGAGGTGGACAAGAACCCCATCATCTTCAACGAGATCAACATCGACTGGACGAAGCGGCTTGCCCTGGTGGAGGGGCCATTCGATCTCGTCAAGTGCCCAGATAACACCACCGCACTTCTTGGATCTGACTTAGATGAGAGACACGAACTATTCAATCGAATCCTACTCAATAACACCCCAGTTGCCCTCGCCCTCGACGGAGACATGTGGGACAGGAAGACTCCGAAGATTGCGAAGAAACTCCAGGAGTATGATGTTGACGTGCAGATCGTAGATGTCCGTCCGTGGGGCGATCCTGGTTCTATGTCACGCGCAGAGTTTGAGATCGCCCTGAAGGAAGCGCGTTACCTCGATTGGAATGATAACTTCCTCATCAAGCTCAATCGCGTCATTAGCACGTCATCTCTAGGAATGTAGAGAATACTTAGAGACATGCGTTCAAATATCCGGCCTGTTATTTCAGAGGCCAAGCTCAGGAAGATCATTCGTGAGGAGCTCACGAGGCAGTACATCGTGCAAGAGGGTCTCACTGATGACGCCAAACAGGGCATCATCAAGTTGACCAAGGCTGTGAAAGACAAGATCAAGGGAAAGGCCAAGGAACTTGCAGCCAAGATCTCAGAGGCAATGGCAGCTTTCAAAAAGATGCCCAATGAACTTAAGTCTCTAGTCGATGCAATCAAGAAAGGCATGAAAGAGTCAGGTGAGTCGATAAAACTTGATGACACATTGAAGGATGCTAAACAGTTCGGAAGCACCGATTTTAAGAAAGTCGCCGAAGAAGATTTTGAGAATCTCAAGAGCAACGCAGCGAATCTCTCGAACGTCAAGACAGAAAGTTTACTTAAACTGAACTCTTTGCTTCTCGTCGAAGGACTCGATTCTGAGAAGTCGCTATTGAACGAGAGCATCATTGGCATAGTTGGCATGGGTTTGGCAGGAATGGGCTTTCTCCCGATGCTTTTCAAAGCTTTGTCCAAGGTGGCCACGTGGTTGAAGCTACCAAAAATTGCATCAGCAATGGAAAAAGCCGAACACTTCTTTCATAAGATTGAGGAAGACGTCATTGACTTCATCGTACCCGATAAGTTCTCATATAAAGTCTATCTGGCCCTTCAAGACACGCCCTTTAGCTCAGGTCTCAAGTTGAGTGCCGGAGACGACATCGTCTCTTTTGAGGATTATACCTCTGATAAGGCTATGGCGTACGAGAAACCGGGGAAAGAAAATGAGCATCCGAGAAGCGTCAGGTCAAAAGTCGATGGACTCATCTACAAGGGCTTGCTCATCTTCTTCTTGTATGAAGGTATACAAGGAGTCCTGCACTCAGGAGCTTCCATGCTTGGAATCCTGGAGGGAAGTGCCTCGGCTGTCAAGGGAGTTGAACTTGCAGTTGCAGCCGAAGAGATCGCCGTCGCAGCTAGAGCAGCAGCTCGAGTAGCTGTGTAACTTATACACACTCAGTGTTTTAAGCTACAATTTGGCGATATGCTTAGAATCGCCCACACGGCGGACATACACATTCGTGGGTTGTCCCGCCACGACGAGTACAGACAGGTCTTCAAAGCGTTCATCGATGACTGTAGGTCTCAAGCGGTGGACCACATCTTCATCGGTGGAGACATCTTCCACACCAAGACGACGGGTATTACACCGGAATACATAGAATTTTTGACATGGTGGCTTGACTGCATGTCGAAAGTTGCCCCCGTGCATCTTGTTCTCGGCAATCATGATTTAAATTTATCAAACCTGTCTCGTCAAGACGCGGTCACTCCCATCGTGGAAGCCATGGCGAATCCACGAGTCTTCCTCTACAAGAAGTCGGGAGTCTACAATTTCGCACCAGGATATAACTGGTGTGTCTTTTCGTGTTCTGACGAGGAAGGATGGAAGGATGTTCGACCTGTCTCTGGGGACATCAACATCGCGACCTTTCACGGCCCCGTCAGGGGATCTGTGACCGAGACTGGATGGGACATTGACGAAGAGAACATTACTGCGGACTACTTCAAAGATTATGACTTCTGCATGCTCGGAGACATCCACAAGCAGCAGTTCCTCGGCTACAGGGACGGCAAACCTTGGATAGGCTATCCTGGGACACCGATTCAACAGAATTATGCCGAAGAATTGAACCACGGTTACTATCTCTGGGAGATAAAGAATTCTTCTGATTGGTCTGTCGTCAACCGTCCACTTCCCAACGTCAAGCCTTTCATTACTCTTGACTGGGCCGGGTCTCTCGACAAGACCCTGAAACTTGCTAAGTCGTGCCCAACTGGTACTCGATTCAGAGTGAGGTCGAATGTCGGACTAACACAGGAGGACGTACACATCCTCTCGGAGACGCTGAAGACGTCACTCAATGCCACAGAGGTCACTTACAAGATAGACGCAGTCGTTGACACTCAGCTCGTCAAGACGAGCACCACTTCCGTCGCAAAGACCGACCTTCGATCACCTGAAGTCCTCACGAAACTGCTGAGAGACTACTACAAAGACATCAGTTTCTCCGAGAAGGAAGTCGATGAACTCAGTGCCACGGTGAAGCTATACCTCTCCCAAGTTCGGTCTGCTGAAGACATGTCGAGGAACTCCAAGTGGTCACTCAGACGTCTTGAGTGGGACAATCTGTTCTCCTATGGGGAAGGAAACGTCGTCGACTTCGAGAAGTTGAATGGAATCGTCGGAATATTCGGTCCAAATAGGACTGGTAAGTCTTCTATCGTAGGAACGCTGATGTACACGTTGTTCAACGCGACCGACAGAGGGCCTGTGAAGAACATCAACGTGTGCAACGTCAGGAAGGACCACTGCTTCTCCCGAGCAATCTTCGACCACAACGGCCTCTCCTACGTCGTCGAACGTCAGACGACGAAGAACACCAACAAGAAGGGCATCATATCTGCATCCACTTCTCTCAATCTGTTCAGGATGCGTGAGGATGCCGAGGAGATGGAAGACTTATGCGGAGAGCAGAGATCCGACACGGAGAAGACAATCAGGTCTCTCCTCGGTATTGCTGACGACTTCTTGATAACCACACTGTCGGCACAAGGTGACACCAACGCATTTCTCCTCCAGGGCTCTACCAAGAGGAGAGCTATTCTCAGCAAGTTTCTGGATCTTGACGTGTTTGACAGGATACACGACTTGTCTTCCAAGGAAGTCTCATCGGTAAAGTCTCAGTTGAAGAATTTTCCAGACAGAAACTGGGAAGAGATCAAGACACAAGGACAGGCTCTCATAGCAGAAAATGAAGGTAAGATACGAAATTGTGAGGACCTCATCGCAGAGAGTCAGACTTCTCTTTCTCTTCTTCGTTCCGACCTATCCACGCACAATGCCTCTCCTGTGACACAGACAGACGTTGACTCTCAAGCGAGGAGAGTGTCTGAGCTAGAGAGAAGATTGAGTGAATGTGAGAGTGGTATAGACGGCCTCACCGAGGAGATTAAGTCTCTACAGGAAAAGTCTGAAACGCTGCAGACTCTAATCGACTCGATAGACGTGGTCGCCTTACGCAAGAAGCAAGAGGCACAGATCAAGCTTCAATCAGCAATAACCGACTTGAGACACGCTTATGAGAAGGAAGACACGACACTGAATGCTCAAAAGAAGTCTCTCAAGATACTCGATGAAGTACCCTGTGGAGACGACTATCCGTCCTGCAAGTTCATCAAGGACGCTCACTCGAACAAGAAGGCATTGTCAGAGCAAGAACGACGAACTGCCAAAGCACTTCGTCTCCTTGAAGGAGCCAAGGAGTCCATGGTCGAACTTGCTGACGACACGATAGAAGAGAAGCTGAAGAAACACGAGAAGGCCACACAGCTTGTCAACAAATTTGATCTGGAGATTTCTAAGAAAGAGACTGACGTCGTGAAGTTGCAGAATTCGTCTGACACTTACGCAGTCTCACTGAAGGACGCGAAGGAGAAGCTCGAAAACTTGAAGAAGTCTGTGGACACAGAAGAAGCTGAAGAAGTAATTGCAATAAAGTCGAAGATTGGTGCTCTTGTCGAGACCGTAAAGGCATACGATAGACAGAAGCTTGAGTTCGCTTCTCTGATAGGAAAGACGCAGTCGTCTCTAGAGAAGCTTGAAGAGGAGAAGAAGGTACGTGACGGTCTCCTACAGAATGTCAGGATGCACGAGTTGATCTCCAGTGCCTTCTCCAAGAAGGGTATTCCGCTCCTCGTGACGAAGTCACAACTTCCTCTCATCAATGCTGAAGTGTCCAAGATCCTTCAGGGAATCGTCGACTTCACGATTGAGCTCGAGTCAGACGAGGACACAGACTCTCTAGAAATCTACATAAACTACGGAGATTCAAAGAGAATCATAGAGTTGTGCAGTGGAATGGAGAAGACGATCTCCGCCATCGCCTTGAGAGTTGCAATGCTCAACGTCTCTTCTCTTCCAAAGCCGGACTTCTTCATCATAGACGAGGGTTTTGGTACTCTCGACTCTGCTGGAGTCGAAGCCTGCGGTCGTTTCTTGACGTCTCTCAAGAGATACTTTAAGACCGTTCTTGTTATCACGCACGTCGACGGCATTAAGGACAACGCAGACTGTATATTGGAGATAACGAAGAACGAGAAGGACTCAAAGGTGGACTATCAATGAGAGAGTGGAAGAAGTACACGAGAGACAGACTGATTCTTGAGCATCCGGAAGGATTTTACGTGATTAAACCTGAATGTTCACGTGAAAGTCATCCTCTCTTTTGCCCTCTATGTAATGCTATCATGAGGAGCAACTCAGACGTGTCTTCTTATAGCAAATTTAAATGTTGCGACTCTTGTTCGACTTTTTGGGCGTATCCAAACAAAGTCAAGTGGGAACAAGGCTGGAGACCTTCTCCTGAGGATGTGATGAATAAATACAAGGACAGGGATACTTAATTCCACAGGAGCCTCATATGCCCAAGACAATAGACATCAATGCACTCGGACAAGCTATCGACACGACCTGGGGCAGGTCGTCGACACCAAAGTCTGCTTCTTACTCGGTCAAATTTACTTTTCTTGGTAGCGACAAACTTTTAGCATCATACAAAGTGATAGTCAATTTTGTCTCTGAAAAGCAAATGATAGAGATGAAGAGGTCTTGTTCAGAAGAGTCTGAGTCTGTTATTGCGGAACATGTCAAGTCAGTGAAGGACACTTATAAGACTCTTTCGGGTGAATCAATAACTCTGAAGGAGGAGAGTTCTACCGACTCTCTTGAAATCATTGGATTTAACGTTCACAATCCGAAGAGAACTGCGTACTATAGACGCAAGGTAGTTTTCGAGATTGCATGACCACAGGTACACCATCTAGACAGGCTGTAGTAGCAGAGATACTAAAATGCGGTAAAGATCCAACGTACTTCATGAAGAAGTACTGCAAGATACAGCATCAGCTGAGAGGCCTGATACCCTTCGACACATACGACTTTCAGGACGACTGCGTAAGAGACTTCCAGAAACACCGCTTCAACATAGTTCTCAAGTCTAGGCAGTTGGGACTCTCCACAGTCTCCGCTGCCTATGTCGTTTGGTATGCGATCTTCAAGAAGGACAAGAACATCCTCATCATCGCCACCAAACTCAACACGGCAATCAACTTCATCAAGAAGGTGAAGACGATGCTGGACGGCCTCCCACCGTGGTTGCTCCTCACCAAATTTGAGCCGACGAAACAGTCCATACGATTCGACAACGGTTCTACCATCACAGCGGTGCCAACATCACCAGATGCCGGCCGTTCTGAAGCCTTGGCGCTTCTCATTGTAGACGAGGCTGCATTCATCAGAGACTTCGACGAGATCTGGACCTCCCTCTATCCGACACTTTCGACCGGTGGATCTGCGATTATCTTGTCCACTCCGAATGGTGTGGGTGGTCAGTACTACAAGCTGTGGACTGAGGCCGAGTCTGGTGCCAATGACTTCAATCCTATAAGACTTCCATGGGATGTACATCCGGAACACAACCAGGAATGGTTCAATAAAGAGACAAGAAACCTTACGAAGCGGCAGATTGCTCAAGAGTTTCTCTGCGACTTCGTGTCTTCTGGTGACACATTCCTACAACCAGGGGAATTTGAGAAGCTGAGAGAGATGATAAAACCTCCCATCATCAAGGAGGGACATCAAAATGGAGTCTGGATTTGGAAGAACCCAGAAATTTCTAAAAAATACGTCATATCGTCCGACGTAGCCAGAGGAGATTCTTCTGACTTTTCTACGTTTCATGTAATCGATTATGAGACTTGTGAAGTCTGTGCAGAGTTTATGGGAAAGATACCCCCGGACAGATTAGCTGAATTACTCTCTCAATACGGCCGTCGATATAACGACGCTCTAATTTGCCCAGAGCAAAATACATTTGGTTACTTTACATGCGTCAAACTCAGAGATGAAGGTTATCCACGTCTATATTATTCGACAAACACAGGAGATTTGTTCGAGTACAGACCTGCCGACCCAGAAGCAATACCTGGTTTTTCAACACAGACAAAGACCAGAAATCAGATCTTGACAAAACTTGAAGAGGCTGTCCGAAACGGAAGACTCAAGACTTATTCTCAGCGACTGTATGACCAATTACAAGCTTTCGTCTGGAATGGCTCGAAAGCTCAAGCTGCTAAAGATGCTCACGACGATTTGATAATGAGTCTTGCGATAGGTGTTTGGCTCTCGATAGGAGACTCAGGTCACACTGAGCAGGGCATGGCTCTCGCAATGGCTATGCTTAAAGCAACATCTGTTGGTAACAGAAGTGTTAATGAATTGCCTGGCGGGATTAATCAGGTTAGACCTGTTCCAAACGCTCAAGTTCAAGGTTTTACTCCTGACAGAGTTCATCAGCCAAGAAAGCCTGAAGATATTAAACACACCGACGTCTCAGATTTTTCTTGGCTGTTCAAGTGATCAGATACATATAGCTATCATTAGAGGGTATCATGGCCAAGATTGGAATTTCAAGACTCAAGACGATCATTCGCGAGGAACTTCAGAACATCTATGAGGGTGCTGATGAAGACACTGCTGCAAAGATCATGAGTGGAGCTTCAAAGCTTCTCAATGCCATAGAGAGCTTCAAGGAGACTGCTAGCGAGAAGGTAAAGGCAGAAGTTGGAAGTAATCTCGACGGAGTTGAACAGCTTCTCAAGAGAATAGTCGCCTCTCCTATGCAGTACGTCGACGCAGCCGCTCCTGGACCAAAAAAGGTGACGCTCAAGCCTGAGAAGAGCGAAGTAGTGTAAAGTAGAGCATCAAGGGCCTCTCCCCTAATGGAGCGGCGTGAATAAAATGGCAAAAAAAGACGATCAAAACCTCTTTCAGAAATTAACAAAGTTATTCCGAAGTGGCCCCGTAGTCAAGAGAAAGATACGGGCACTCGACACAACGATAGCAGTCGCCGACAAGACGAAGTCTTCCGGCGCTTTGTTGTTTCAAAAGTCGATGGCGCCGACTTACGCCACCATCACGGCGAACGCATACAACTTGTCCGAGAGGTTGATGAGGTATCAAGACTTCTGTTTTACAGGAGATACACTTGTCTCCACGCCAACTCAAGAAGGTTCGATGAGAATTGATGAGATTGTTGATAAGTGGAGCAACGGAGAAAGAAACTTGTGGACGTTCTCCTACGATACTTCATCAAAGTGTATAGTTTCTTCTCAGATAACAAATGCCAAGTGCAACGGCGTTAGAAAGATAATCACAGTCGAGCTAGACGACGGATCAAAAATAAGGTGTACCCCAGACCACCTCTTCATGTTAAAAGACTCCACTTATGTAGAGGCGAGAGACTTGAATCTTGGGACAGCGCTAATGCGTTTTAGCAGGTCTGATTTCAATACACCCTATCGGTACGTTCAGACTCACGGTAGAGGATGGAAGCCTGAGCACGTTTTAGTTGCTGAAGCAGCTGCAGGAAGACTTTGTAAGCTTGATGAACACGTACATCACAGAAACTTTAAACACAGAGACAATACTCCTGACAATTTAGAGATAATGACTGAGCACGATCACATGTCGCTTCATGCAAAGATTAACAATCTTAGATTTAGTGATCCGTTACAGAGACAGAAATCATCTCAGACAATGAAGAAGAGATGGTTGCCTGGTGGTGACTTACGTGACAATCTACTTTCAAGCATAGAAAAAACTCGAGAGGGCAATAGAGATAGGAGAGTCTTATACAATAAGACTGTCAAACCTGGGCGTTTTAACGCCGGAAGAAAAGACCAGATTGGTCTAATGAATGCAAATGCCGATAGAAATCTTACTTTTCAAGACATCTGCAACGCATTCAATCCCTTAGACTCTCTGAAAATTTTATCTGAAAAACTAAATGTTTCTCCCTATAAGATCAAGAAGAGACTTTCTTGGGAAGGTTACAAAGATTTTAATGACTTTTCTTCTAGTTACGAGAATCACAAAGTGGTTTCAGTCACTGACCACGGTGAAGAGGAACTAGTCTATGACATAGAAGTCAAAGGATACTCTAATTTCGCACTAGCAAAGAAAGATGACAAGCTTGGTTCACAAGGCATTGTAATTGTTCACAATTGCGAAATGGAGTACACTCCGGAGTTAGCCGCCGCCCTCGACATCTACGCAGATGAGACATGCGCTCAGGACGAGAAGGGTCGCGTCCTTCACATCTACTCGGACAACGAGAAGATCAAGCAGATTCTTGAGGACCTCTTCTACAACACACTCAACGTGGAGTTCAATCTCCGACCTTGGGTGAGAAACCTCGTGAAGTATGGAGACATGTTCCTCTACAATGATGTCTCTCCTGAGCACGGCGTGATCAATGCCTTCCCCATTCCGGTCAATGAGATTGAGCGTGAAGAGAACTATGATCCAAACGATCCCATGGCGGTTCGTTATCGTTGGGTAACTCTCGGTAATCGTACCCTCGAGAACTGGGAGGTGACGCACTTCCGCCTCCTCGGCAATGACATGTTCCTTCCCTACGGTTCATCCATCATCGAACCGGCCCGCAGGATCTGGCGCCAGTTGATCCTCATCGAGGATGCTATGCTCGTGTACCGTGTGGTGAGAGCTCCCGAACGCAGGGTTTTCTACATCGATGTAGCCAACATTCCTCCCGAGAACGTTCCCATGTATGTTGAAGAGCAGAGGAAGAACCTCCGTTCCTCACAGGTGATAGATCGAAACACTGGCAGGGTCGACCTTCGCTACAATCCCCTCTCAGTGGATGAAGACTACTTCATCCCTGTCCGTGGAGGAGATTCGGGAACACGTATCGATACACTCGCCGGTGGACAGAACACAGCCGCCGTTGAAGATGTTGCCTACATTCAGAAGAAGCTCTTCGCTGCGCTCAAGATACCTCGTGCATATCTCGGCTACGACGAGGCCCTGTCCAGCAAGGCCACCCTCGCTCAGGAAGATATACGCTTCTCTCGCACGATCAACGTGATCCAGAAGACCATCGTGGCTGAGCTGAATAAATTGGCGATAATCCACCTCTATGCCCATGGCTTTGATTCCGAAGATTTACAGAACTTCGCTCTGCGCATGTCCAATCCATCCACTGTTGCCCAGCAGCAGAAGCTTGAACTCTGGCGTGCCAAGTTTGAGATTGCTGGATCGGCACCAGAAGGACAGATGTCCAAGGAGTTCATCCGCAAGGAGATCTGGGGTCTCAACGACGACCAGTGCAAAGACATTGATGATCAGCGTCTCAAGGAGAAGCTCGTCGATCAAGCGATTGAAAGCGCTGAACCTGCAGGCGGCGGTGAAGAAGAGGCAGGCGGTGGAGACGAAGAGGCTGGTGGCGAAGAAGAGGCCGGTGGTGAGGAAGAAGGCGGTGAAGAAGGTGGAGGAGAAGATCTATTTGCGGGCGACGACGTTCGTCAAAAGAACCCATACATGGACCTTCTGACAGCCGGCGACGACCCCGAAGACGACGAAGTTCCTCTTAAATTTTCACTCAAAGATGTTGAAGTCCCTGTAAAGGCACAACGTCAACTTGATCGTGCTCTCTACAATAGGTCGAGGATCAGGCATAGTGGTCCTTCTAAGACTCACATGCCTGATTTTAAGAAGATGACCGACGCAGACAACAAGTCTTTTAAAGATCCATACGACAATGACTGGATTTCTTCTTATGTGAAAAATCCTTTTGGCGAGTCTACGACTCGACCCACATATAAGACTCCCGTTGGAAATGACGTTATCTCGTCTCTCAGGAGCATGACATTATCCCCTAAATTTCAGAATTTTGTAAAAAGTCCTGAACAAACCCAGCAAGTCCTCAGTGAATCAGATAATTTCGATGAGGCAGACGCAAAAGAGCATAGAGAAGTTCTCATAATAGACGACGACCGGAGCAATTGAAATGACCGCCAACAAGCATAACAAGAGAAGAAACAGCCTCCTTATCTACGAGTTCCTTGTGAGAACTATTTCCAAGTCACTCATAGACGATGACAAGAAGAAGTCTGCCTCTGCACTCAAGATCTTGAAGAAGCATTTCAAGCAAGGCACTGAGCTCTACAAGGAATTTCGTCTCATGAATGCTCTTGCAAAGACGACTGTTTCTTCTGAGCACATAGCTGCCTCCATTCTTAGAGAGGCAAGAGTTGCTGTTGACTCTTTTGATAATCAAAAGCTTGACAGAGAAAAATCTATCTTGATAAGAAACATAAACCATATACTGAATGACGATAATTTTTACGATCAGCACGTCAATGAATACAGGACGTTTGCAACCATTCAGACTCTCTTGAACGAGTGGAAATCTTCTAACAAAGACCTTCAAAGAGTTGCACTCTTCGAAGACAGCGTCATGAAGCACCTGGTCACTGAAAAATCTCAGCCGGCAGATTCTACAATTACTGATGATACTTCTGGAACGGCTCGTCTTCTCATGAAAGTAATGACAAAGAAGCTCAATGAGAAATATAACGGAATTCTTAACGAGCAGCAGAAGTCTCTCATCAAGGCATACGCATATTCGACGGCTTCCGAGGATCAGACCTCCATTCGCATGAAGTTGCAGGAGACTAAGTCCGACCTCGTTGGTCTCATCGATGGCTATGAGACCGAGGCGAACGAATACCTCAAGAACAAGTTGCAGGAGACGAAGGGCACTCTCCTGGGCGAGAACCTCGAACTCGTGGACGACGAGACGGTCACCCGCTTCATGCTCTACTCGAAGCTCAGGGACGAGCTGGAATCCAAGGAGTGATACAATGGCACAGGATCTAAAACTACTCAACTCGTACGAAGTCTTCGACTACACTCCCGACATGATCAAGGAGTCCCGTGAGCAGCACGGCGGCAAGGTCGTGATGAAGGGAATTCTTCAAAAGGCAGATACTCTTAACCAGAATGGTCGTATCTATCCAATGGCTGTCCTTGAGAGAGAAATTCGCAACTATCAGAAGTTCATCGCTGAGAATCGTGCTCTCGGTGAGTTGGACCACCCGGACTCATCTGTGGTCAACCTCAAGAACGTGTCTCACGTCATCAAGGAGGCCTATCTCGAGAAGGGCGTGGTCTACGGAACAGTAGAGCTCCTCGACACTCCTTCTGGCAAGATACTTCAATCTCTTGTCGAGAGCGGAGTCAAACTCGGAATCTCCTCTCGCGGTGTAGGCTCCGTCAAGAAGCAAGGCGACTACCACATCGTTCAAGACGACTTTCAGCTCATCTGTTGGGACTACGTCTCAGAGCCTTCAACACCTGGTGCCTTCATGTTGCCAGAAGGCAGAACTATCAATTCAAATGAGCTTCGAAACATATTCAATAAGTCTGATAGGATAGACAGGATCGTTAACGACATTTTGTCGTCCAAAAAGTGAGATAAAAATGAAACTGTCAAAGTCAGATCTAAAAGCAATAGTCAAGGAATGTCTGGTAGAGATACTGAACGAAGGTCTGGGTGGAATTGCTGCTCCTACGCCGATAGTTACAAAAAATCAATATCAGAATCCAGTTAGCAAGTCATTGTCTGATTCAGTCAGGAGACCTGCTCCACGACCTACTCCGCATCTGAGAGAAGCAATCTTAAGAGAAGCAGGAGGAAATAAAGTGATGGAGTCGATATTGGCCGACACGGCTGCTTCCACTCTTCCCAAGTTTCTTCAGGCAGGAGATGGGAAATCTCCAATGACCGCTGTTGGTGGTGGAATTGCTGAACAATTAGTTGCTCAAGCAAGCCCTGAGGACCTATTCGGAGACGAGGCAGCATCAAAATGGGCAAGTCTCGCCTTCATGGATTCACCAACAAAGAAATAAATTTTCTTGAGAAGCGCATACTTACGGATTAGATCATAGCGAGGATTGAATAATGAAACTCACAAGCCAGTTACTTCGTAGAATCATTGAAGAGGAAGTCGCCAAGTTCGGTGACATGGAAGACACCGAGAAGCGCGCCAAGGACACCGAAGAGGTGGACGCCGATGAATTCGGAAGTGACAAGGCTGCCGAGAAGCACATCGACTTCATCAAAGCTCTCAAGATCGAAGAGAGCCGTCTTCGCAGAAGACTTGTTAAGATTCAGGAGACCAAGAAGCGCCTCCTTAAGAAGATCTAATTCATTTAAGGGAGAATTATCATGAGTGGCCCAGGAAAAGGTAGATACACAGCTTACGTCCCAGATGTGAGCAATACGAACGTTAGCAATAGGTACACGCGCCTTTGGTCACTCTTCAACGGGACAGCAGGCGATAGAGGCAGTCTGTATGGAGCTACTTCAACAGGACCTCAGATGTCGAATGCTACTGCAGCTTCTGAGGCTGTGAAAATTGCTAAGGCTATTTTTCTTCCAAGTGGAGTTCAAGCTGGAGATGCTGCAATATTCCCTGGTGGTGTTGACCTCTCTTACGGAAAAGCTCCTGACTTGACCAAGGTCAAATGGGATGATAAGGTAAATAGACTTAACATTGCTGGAGGAGCAGCCACGACTTTCGGTAGTCCTGCCATTCCTTATGCTCCCGACATCAGTTCGCCTGGACCGGGTGCCCCAGGTCAAGTCAAGACAGATGGAATTGACAAGGACACAGATCCAAAGTTGACAGTAGACAGTTTCAAGCCAGGATACGTACCCGGCGCGCCAGGAACTGGCACTACTTCTCCAGATGCAACAAGCAAGAACGTCGGTCTTGGTCCTTTGGGCAACACTCTGACAATGGGTAGTTCCACTGTAAAGACGAGCACGACGCCTTGATAACACCTTATAATCAAGAAACAGAAATTAGAAAGAGCTGACATGACCAAGCAATTGTACGAAGAGGCACTAGCAGACGTTAAGAAGCTGAAGGAAGTCGCTGAGGATAACGCAAAGCGCGCTCTTCTCGAAGCGGTTACTCCTCGCATTCGAGACCTCATCGAGAATCAACTCCTCGGAGAGATGGGCGTTGATGAACTTGAGGCAGACCCTGATGACCTTCTAATGGACGAAGTTCCCTCAATGGCTCCTGAGAGCAATTTCGAACCAGTTCCTATGATGGCCGTCTCTGAGCCTGGTGGTTCTGATGTTGCTGCCGCTGCCATGTCAATGCCTGACGCCGAGGGCAAGGTCACTCTCGACCTAGATGCTCTTCGAGTTGATGGCGGAGATCAATACGAACTCAGCATGGAGTCAGCAAAAGCACTTGGTATGTTGGTAACCGACAACTTACCTCTCACGTTTGAGAGCAAGTTAAATCATCTCGACAAGCAGGTTCGTCTCGTTCTCTCTGCTGGGAAGCTCGTGAGAGAGTCAAAGGGATTCATCTCAACGGTTTCCTCGCTTATTTCGGATGTGGAGAATACGTATTCCTACTTGCAGGAAAACATGCAGGATTCTACCAAGAAGGACTCCTATGAGTCAGTTCTTGAAAGCTATTACTCAAACCTCAAGAAGCTCACGGAGCAGAAAATGAAGAAGAACCAGAAGACACTTTCAGAAGCAGACGTAACACTTAAGCTCACCGGCATGCCCGATGAGTTAGACCTCGATTCGATCGGAGTCGACCTCATCACCGGCGAGGAAGGTGAGGAAGGCGAGGAGGAATCTGGTGAGGAAGGCGGCGACGAGGGCGACGACCTCGACCTCGGCGGCGACGATGAGGGAGATGAGTCAGAGGAAGGTGGAGACGATGATCTCGACCTCGGCGGCGATGAAGATTCAGATGAAGGTTCGGAGGATAAGATGGAATCACGTAGACTTGGAGACAACATTGTTGTCGAGATCGACGAAGGAATGCTTCGTCGTGAGATCTCCCGC